CTATCTCAATCTCGGTGCCCCTATTCCCGCGATGAACGTAGAACCAACTAAAGACAAGCCCGTGCCGTTCGACCTCTCCGCAGAGGAACCTGAGCACATAAAAGAGAAAATGATCGTTGCAGGTGATACAGCCCTGCTACTTAATCAGTTGGGGATGCCGTTAGAGATGGACCCTGACGATGCCGCTAAAGCTGAAGAGCTATTTAAACAAGCGGGCAAAGGGCTACCTGCGCGTAAAGCTAAAAAGGATTTAATGAACGGCGGTGTTGCAGCAACGCTGCGAACGATTATTGCTAAGTACGATTCTCCAGTGTTTGGAGATATTGTGCAGGCACGGCATTTTATTACTGCTAAGCTCGTGGAGCTTGCAACTTGCGGTGATACTAAAATAGAAATAAAAGCTCTGGAGTTATTAGGTAAGCACAGCGATATTGGTGTATTTACTGAACGTAGCGAAATAACTATTACCCACAAAAATTCTGCCGACTTAGAAGCAGAGATTAAAGAACGTATTAAACGCTTATTAGTAGGTGGCGCTACTGATGTAGATATAGTGCCTATAAAAAGTTTAGATGAAGAGTTAGGGGTGGCTACACCAAACTTATTAAAAGAGTTAGATCCTGAATTAATAACTGAACCACTAGATGATTAATTCACAACCTTCACAAGATAATGCAAGTTTATCTGCATTATTAAAAAATATTTCACATTTGTCTGAGAGTGATTTACGCGATTTAAATCTGCGGTTACAGAAACTTGAGAAACTAAAAGATCAGGAAGTATGTAAAGAGAGGTTTATTAAGTTTGTAAAACGAGTTTGGCCTACATTTGTGGATGGTAGACATCATGTGCGAATGGCTGCGGCTTTTGAAAGAGTCGCTAGGGGGGAAATTAAACGCCTTATTATTAATATGCCTCCTCGTCATACTAAGTCTGAATTTGCTTCTTACCTTCTACCTGCTTGGTTCTTGGGAAAGTTCCCTAATAAAAAAGTAATTCAGACAGCGCATACTGCGGAGTTATCGGTTGGGTTTGGTAGAAAGGTGCGAAACCTTGTTGATCAGGATGTTTATAAAGACATTTTCCCCGGTGTAGGGCTGCAAGCTGATTCAAAAGCTGCTGGTCGATGGAATACAAACAAAGGTGGTGAGTATTTTGCTATTGGTGTGGGTGGTGCAGTTACCGGTAAGGGTGCGGATTTGCTAATTATTGACGATCCCCATTCGGAACAAGAAGCTGCGTTGGCTGCAACTAACCCAGAGATCTACGACAAAGTGTACGAGTGGTACACATCAGGCCCAAGACAGCGTCTGCAACCGGGGGGAGCCATCGTTATTGTGATGACTCGGTGGGGTTTGAGGGATTTAACGGGTCAAGTTGTTAAAAATTCGCTGCAAAGAGGGGGTGATGAGTGGGAAGTGATCGAATTTCCTGCGATTTTACCCTCTGGAAACCCACTTTGGCCTGAATTTTGGTCGTTAGAGGAGCTTTCTGCACTAAAAGAAGAGCTTCCTAACTCAAAATGGCAGGCTCAGTACCAACAACAGCCAACTTCTGAAGAAGGTGCCATCGTTAAGCGCGAATGGTGGAAGGTATGGGAAAAAGATGATCCTCCAAGATGCGATTTTATTATTCAGTCGTGGGATACGGCGTATGAAACGACTAATCGTTCGGACTTTTCTGCGTGTACAACGTGGGGTGTCTGGACGACTGAGGAAGGTGAGACCAACATCATCCTCTTAGATGTCTATAAATCACGACTTGAGTTTTTTGAGCTAAAAAAGAAAGTGCTTGAGTTGCATAAAGAGTACGAACCTGACGCATTAATTGTGGAAAAGAAAGTATCGGGTATTTCGCTCTATCAAGAGTTGCGTCGGATGGGTGTGCCGGTGTCAGAGTTCACCCCCAGTAAGGGTAACGACAAGATAACTAGGCTTAATTCAGTCTCAGACATTATCCAATCGGGGCGGGTGTGGGTGCCAAACACTAGATGGGCGGAAGAGCTTATTGATGAGATTGCAGCTTTCCCCGCAGGCGAGCATGATGACTTAGTGGATGCAACTACGCTAGCATTAGCAAGGTTTAGGAATGGTGGTTTCTTACGCCTTCCAACTGATGAACCTGATGAGTTGCAATATTTCCGTGGGTTTCGTGGCGCTAAGCGCGGGTACTACTTAAGTTAGGACATATCATGGCTATTGATAAAGGTTTGTACGGGATGCCTGAAGGCATCGAAGCGCTAGCGACTGAGGAAGCGCCCATTGAGATTGAGATTGTGAACCCCGAAGGTGTTTCTATTGGTATTGATGGGGTTGAGATCGACTTGATGCCTGAAGAAGAGGAAAAAGCTGAGGAGTTTGACTCTAACTTAGCTGAATTTATGAGTGAGAGTGACCTGCAAAAGATTGCAGGTGACATTATAGAAATGGTTGAGTCAGACCTCAACAGCCGCAAAGATTGGGTTGATACTTACGTAAAAGGTCTGGATGTACTGGGCTTACGCTATGACGAGGTGACTGAGCCTTGGGATGGTGCGTGTGGTGTGTTCTCTACGTTGCTGACTGAAGCAGCGATTCGCTTCCAGAGCGAGTCTATTATGGAGACATTCCCTGCGGCTGGTCCTGTTAAGACAAGTATTATCGGGCAGTGGAACCCAGAAATTGAAGAATCAGGTAAACGGGTTCAGGCTGATATGAATTATCAGCTTACTGACAAGATGCCTGAGTATCGGTCAGAGCATGAACGTGCGTTATGGGGTGTGGCGTTAGCTGGCTCGTCATTTAAGAAGGTCTACTACGACCCGTCATTAGAGCGCCAAGTTTCATTTTATGTACCTGCTGAGGATGTCATCCTCCCTTATGGTGTAACCAACATACGCCGCACCGACCGCCTTACGCACATCATGCGTAAGACAAAGAATGATATTAAGCGATTGCAGGTTAGTGGGTTTTATCGGGATGTGGATCTTGGTGAGCCACTAGCAACGCAAACGGATATTGAGAAAGCCAAAGCGCAGAAAGAAGGTATTGAGCAAACTAAAGATGAGCGGTATCAGATATGTGAGGTGCATATCGAGTATGACTTGCCGGGGTACGAAGAGGAACTGCCACTACCCTACGTCATTACGATTGATAAAGGCACTAATAAAGTTCTGGCAATCCGCAGGAACTACAAGGAAGATGACCCTCGCAAACTAGCTCGCCAGCACTTCGTACACTACATGTACATCCCTGGGTTTGGGGCTTATGGTTTTGGGTTGATTCATATTATCGGTGGCTATGCCACAGCAGGCACCATGCTGATTCGTCAGTTGGTAGATGCAGGGTCGCTTTCTAATCTTCCCGGTGGTTTGAAGTCTCGTGGACTCAGAATTAAAGGTGATGACACACCGATTGCTCCGGGTGAATGGCGGGATGTGGATGTGCCGGGGGGTGCGATCAGGGATAACATACTGCCCCTACCTTATAAAGAGCCTAGTGCTACGCTGCTAGCACTATTGAATCAGATCACTGAAGAAGCGCGACGGCTTAGTGGTATGGCTGATATGAAGATCAGCGATATGTCGAGTCAGGCTCCGGTGGGTACGACACTAGCTCTCTTGGAGCGGCAGTTAAAGACGATGGGTGCAGTGCAGGCTCGCATCCATGCAGCGATGAAAGAAGAGTTCAGGCTGCTCAAGGAAATTATTAGGGAGTACACCTCCCCTGACTATAGCTATGTGCCACAGGATGGCACCCCGCAGGTTAAGGCTGAAGACTACGACATCGTAGAAGTAATCCCTGTGTCTGACCCCAACGCCTCGACAATGGCTCAGCGGGTTGTGCAGTATCAAGCTGCGTTGCAGCTAGCGCAAGGGGCACCTCAGTTATATGACTTACCCCGCCTGCATAGGCAGATGTTGGATGTGCTGGGTATTCCCAACGCCGACAAATTAGTGCCGCTACCTGACGATCAGAAACCCAAAGACCCCGTGTCTGAAAATATGGATGCGCTAAAAGGTACGCCTATGAAGGCATTTATCTATCAGGATCACCAAGCGCACATCACGACGCACATGTCCTTTTTGCAAGACCCAAAGATTGCTCAGATGATTGGGCAAAACCCCATAGGTCAGCAGTTGCAAGCAGCAATGATGGCGCACGTCGCCGAGCATTTAGGGTTCCAGTATCGCCAAGAGATTGAGCAGCGTATTGGCTTGCCGTTACCCACACCCGAGCAACAACTCTCTGAACCTGAAGAGTATGCGATGGCGCGTTATGTGGCTCAGGCTGCACAGCAGGTCTTACAGATTCATCAGAGTGAAGCAGCGCAACAACAAGCCCAGCAGATGGCACAAGATCCGTTAGTTCAGATGCAGCAGCAAGAGATTCAAATTAAAGCTATGGAGCAACAACGCAAAGCTGCTAAAGACCAAGCGGATATTGCTCTTGCTACGGCTCGTTTACGTAATGAAGATAAACGTATTCAAGTTGAGGCTGAAAAAGAAAATATTCGACTACAAAACCAAAATAGTCGAGAAGATAAAAAGATTCAAGCAGATCTACTTAAAACTGCATTATCTAAGAGGCCCGTGTAATGACCCAAGAACGTGCAATGTTGGATCACTTATTTAATAAGCTCAGAGACCGAGAGCGAGAAGTAAGTGATGCAATAGCTGAAGGGAACTGTAAAGACTTTGCTGAATATAGAAATTTGTGCGGCGTTATCCAAGGTCTACGCCGTGCAAGGATGGAAGTACAAGACCTTGTGCAACGATATGAGGAATTTGAAAATGACTGAAGCAGCAGATGCTGTTATTGCGGATGTTCAGCAAAGAGCCAAGCAGTTACCGATTGTTAAGGGGTACAAAATCCTTTGCACGCTACCTAATATCGAGAATAAGTTTGATAGTGGGATCGTCAAGGCTGATGTAACTGTGAAGCATGAAGAGCTATTAAGCAACGTGCTGTTTGTAGTCGCACTAGGTGATATGGCGTATGCGGATCAAAACCGTTTTCCCACAGGCGCTTGGTGTAAACCGGGAGACTTTATTGTTACCCGTGCCAACACTGGAACTCGTTTGAAGATTCATGATCGAGAGTTTCGGATTATTAACGATGATTCCGTTGAGGCTGTGGTGGAAGATCCCCGTGGCATTCAACGTGCGTGAGGTGATGTATGGAAAAAACCGAATTTAAATTTCCCGACGAGCAGGATGCCAAGCAAGAGGCTAAAGACAATGTCGAATTTGAAATCGAGGTAGTTGACGACACACCTGACCCTGATAAAGGACGTAAAGCACTGCCTGAACCTGTTGGGGAAGTTACCGACGATGAGCTTTCTAAGTACGATGAAAGTGTACAGAAGCGTATTAAGAAGTTGTCGCACGGATACCACGATGAACGTCGGGCTAAAGAAGCCGCATTACGTGAGCGCGAAGAGGCACTGAAGTTTGCTCAGCAGATTATTGAGGAGAACAAACGGCTTAAGACCGATTTGAATTCAAATAATACGCTGTTGGTCGGCACTGCTAAACAGAATGCAGAGTTGGCGTTGGATCAGGCGCGAAAGAAGTACAGAGATGCTTATGATGCGGGCGATGCAGATCAGATTATTGCGGCGCAGGAAGAATTAACTACCGCTAAACTAAAACTTGAGCGTGTTACTAATTTCAAACCCGCCCCTTTACAAGAACGCGAAACTCCTGTAAATATACCACCACAAACCGCCCCAGAAACACCTCGGGCAGACCCAAAAGCACTTGCATGGCAGCAACAAAATCAGTGGTTTGGGAACGATGAGGAAATGACTAGCTTTGCTTTGGGGTTGCATGAGAAGCTAGTTAAGTCTGGAGTTGATCCAACTTCAGATGAATATTACGAGCGAGTAAATTCTCGTATCCGTGAGAAGTTCCCCGAAAATTTCCCTGGGTTAGAGGAGAAATCGAAACGGACGAGCAGTAATGTTGTAGCCCCCGCAAGCAGAAACGTTGCCCCGAAAAAAATCACGTTGACGCAGACGCAGGTTGCACTAGCTAAGAAGTTGAAGATACCTCTTGATTTATATGCCCGGAAAGTGGCGGAAGGAATGACAAATGGCTGATACTAAGACAATTGAAAGTCGTGTAAACCGCGAATTAGATACCCGCGCTAAAGTTGAGCGTCCTCGTAGCTGGGCACCCCCCACGTTACTGCCTGACCCTGCACCTGAGCCTGGGTATAAATATCGTTGGATTCGCGTTTCAATGATGGGCCAATCGGACCCTCGTAATGTTTCAACCAAGCTACGTGAAGGCTGGGAGCCTGTCAGAGCTGAAGATCATCCTGAGATTTCTGGTTATCTCGATAACGATAACGCCCGATTTAAGGACAATATCGTGGTGGGTGGTTTGATGCTGTGTAAAACCCCAACAGAATTCGTTGACCAACGGAATGCTTATTATCAGCAGCAGGCCGATGCACAGATGCGTTCTGTAGACAACAACTTCATGCGCGAGAATGATCCACGGATGCCTCTGTTTTCAGAGCGTAAAACCTCGGTTTCATTTGGGCGCGGTAATCAACAATCCAAGGAGTAATTCCAAATGGCTTACCCGACTGTTTCAGCCCCTTATGGGCTAAAGCCGATCAATTTGATCGGTGGTCAGGTCTTTGCCGGTGCTACTCGTCAGCGTCGTATCGCATCCGGTGCCGCAAGCATTGGTTTTGGTGACCCCGTTATTTTCGTTAACGACGGTACCATCGCGGTTTCGACTTCGACAACGGCTGCACCTGCAACAGGCTTTGCTGGCGTCTTTCTAGGCTGTCAGTTTGTTTCGTCTGTAACCGGTCAACCGACCTTCTCGCAAGCATGGATCAGCGGTACTTCGGTAAAGGCAAACACCTTTATCACCGCCTTTGTTTGTGAAGATCCAGATCAGTTGTTCCAAGTTGCCGTAGTTACCGGCACCACGGTTGTTTCGACATCCACGGGGCTGACTTATAGCAACATCAACAACAACGTGGCTTTGGTGGCTAACACCCTCAATACCACAAGCAACGATTCTCAGCAGGCTATCTTGTTGAGTTCGGCAGACGTGACGGCTTCGTTGCCGATCCGTATTGTTGATCTGGTGCCGGATACGGCATTTACCTATAGTGGCACTGTCTACTACCCGGAAGCTATCGTTAAGTTCAACGCACCGAACATTAGCGGTTCTACTTTCCTCGGTGGTCATGCCTACTACAACCCAACCGGACTGTAATAGGGGAACATAAATGGCTATTTCACGCGCACAACTATTGAAAGAGCTGCTCCCCGGCCTGAACGCATTGTTCGGTTTGGAGTATGCGAAGTATGGCGAAGAGCACAAAGAGATTTACGAAACTGAATCTTCCGAACGCTCGTTTGAAGAGGAAACCAAGCTGTCAGGTTTTAGTGCTGCCCCGGTTAAAAACGAAGGTAGCGCAATTGCTTATGACAACGCGCAGGAAGCTTGGACCGCACGTTATACGCACGAGACCATTGCTTATGGCTTCTCAATCACTGAAGAAGCGATTGAAGATAACCTGTACGACAGTTTGTCGGCTCGTTATACCAAGGCACTTGCACGGTCGATGGCTTATACCAAGCAGGTTAAAGCTGCTGCGGTTCTGAACAACGGTTGGGCTTCTACCGTAACTTATGGTGATGGTCAGACTTTGTTCTCCACAGCACATCCGCTGGTTTCTGGTGGCACTAACAGCAACACGACCGCTACGGGCGTGGATCTTAACGAAACCTCGTTGGAAAATGCAGTGATTCAGATCGCTGCGTGGACTGATGAACGTGGGCTTTTGATCGCTGCTAAACCCCGCAAACTTATCGTTCCTCCTGCTTTGATGTTCGTGGCAACTCGCCTGTTGGAAACCGAACTCCGTGTCGGTACTAACGACAACGACATCAACGCCCTGAAGAACAACGGCTCGATCCCCGAGGGTTATACGGTTAACCACTTCTTGACCGATACCAACGCTTGGTTCTTGACGACCGATGTTCCTAACGGCCTGAAGCATTTTGTACGCACACCGTTACAAAATTCAATGGATGGTGACTTTGATACGGGGAACGTTCGCTACAAGGCGAGAGAGCGATACTCGTTTGGAGTGAGCGATCCGCTCGGTATCTACGGTTCCCAAGGAGCCTAATACCAATAAAATCAAGCACTTAGCTTGATTTGGAAGCCACCTTCGGGTGGCTTTTTCTTTGTTTGTTGGGGTTATTGGTCCCTTCCGGTACATTACGAAGTGGCTTTATAACGTTATCTGTATCTAAGTCTTATTAACTGCTATTGACCCCGCATCAACAACCTGA